CGTCGCACTGGGAATATTGCTCGACAAACAAGCGATTATGAACGGCGACGTTCCAACAACGGTCGTCGAGCATCGCCTAACTATAGACACCGCAGCAGTTAACGAATTGATCGCTAATTCCAAGCGTTCAGATGGTGACGTAATCGACGTAACCCACTCCATGTCCGCCGCTTAGGTCGCCGACGATGGACATATTAAACATAATGAAGATTGTGCGTTGCCTAAAAGGGGGGCGGGGGGGGTACCCCTGGCGCTGGAGCGACGACAATGCGACGGGTTCCATCACCGAAAAATTTTTCACAAAAAGCCCTATGATTTTCCGTCTGGTGCGTAGCATCAGCGGTTGCCGATATGTTCAAAAGCATATGATTCGAGAGGTGCCATCTGGACGCGGATGGACCAAATCTCGCAGTGTAGGTTGGAGTCCTACTATCGGAGGGCGTGCGCGGATGCTGGAAATGTCCGGTGGGATCGCGCACGCCTGAATTTATGAATAGCCACCACCACGCCTTAAATGCATCGACGCCGCGGCACCTGTATGGGCTGGTGGACGGTGGGATCCTGCGTGGAAAGGTCGAGGATGGCGCCGATTTTGACCGTTGCGTGATCTTTGGGGTGACCTCGATACCGTCGCGGGCGCTGCATTTTTCGATTATGACGGAAGCCGGCAGCCAGTGGGCCAGGATCCCGCTGCATAAACTGAGGCACGAACTACCCACTGGCCCACGTCATCCGCTGAATGAGCTGCAGAGCTGGGACTGTCATGGGTGGGAATTTGGCGTTACGGCCTACGAGTACCTGCGCGAGATGGCCTGCACGGTGAAGACGAGGTCTGGCCAGATTCTTGAGGCGTCGTACTGGTTTACGCTGGATCACACCGACAACGGCTGGAGCCAGTACCCATCGGAGCACAAGTGCTATCACCTGCTTTTGCTGCAGGATGGCAGCGGTCAGATCGCCGCGCAGCCGAATAATCGGATTATGTGGAAGGATGACAGCTTTGTGCGCAAGAATGATGGGGTATTTTCAACGTACCGGGTGATGCCGGCAAAGACCTGGCATGCCGAGACGGGCCACAATGCCGACCTAAACGCTTTAACCAAATGACAACTGAATCCAAATATCAAATCCGCGAGATCGAGCTGGCCATCAAGGTTGGCATGTCCCGCGTCGAGATGGGCAAGCTCCGCAGCCGGCTGACTAAGGGTGACCACTGGGACTACGATGGGCGCCCCAAGAGCGTCTGGTATACGCCAGCCGGCGTGCAGGCGATGGAGCGCATTCTGGGCGAGCAGCCGGCCGAGGTTAAGCCGGTGGTGGTGGAAATTGAGGTATTTGAGGAGGTCGAGGGGCATCGGTATCCTGACCACAAGATCCCAAAACTGCCGCAGAATGGGCTGATCTTGGAGCATGGTCGCCCCGGCTGGTGGACGAATGACGAGGCAAAAGTGCTGGCCAACAAGTTCGCCAATCGTAAGGCGATCTCGGTGGAATTTGAGGGCAAGATGACGATCTGCCGGGTGAAGGATTCGTTGAATTTCCAGCCCAACATGATCATCCCGGTACGCAAGTACGATGGGATCCTGACTGCGGCACGCCAGCCGCGGTTTCCGGGTAAGTGGTGATCGCATGAATGCTGACCGCGTAAATTTCAAGATTGGTGATCTGGTGTACCATCGCACCGAGGACGTGCCGGGTATTGTGACCGGCATCCTGTACACCAACGTCGGCGTGGAATTTCGCGTGTGTTGGCAGGGGCGCTCGACGGACTACCACACCGACATCGAGCTGACGTATGATCGGCCCTACTTTACCGGCATCGACAAGGAGGAAACGATCTAATGTCTGACATCCTAAAAAAGTACGTTCCGACGCCGCATCCGGTGCTGTACTCGCCCACCATCGATGACATCAAGCGCCTGGTGAACGAGCATGGCGCCGAGGAGACCGCCCGCCGGCTGCAGTTGCGCGAGGATAAGATTGTGGCCGAGAAGTGCGATCCGTACCGGCACGGCTACGAGCCAGAGCACTGGAAGGTTGCCGACAAGCTGCTGATCAAGCACCGCGAGCTGCTGATAAATGGTGGCAATCGTGCCGGCAAGACCGAGTACGCCGCCAAGCGGGCGATCAATCTGTTGGTGGCTCGGCCTGAATCTCGAGTGTGGTGCCTGCACACGACCAACATGTCGTCGATTCAGATGCAGCAAAACGTCATGTGGAAGTACATGCCGCCCGAGTACAAGCTGGCCAGAAAGACCAAGATCACCAACGTGGCCTACACCCAAAAGAATGGTTTCTCGGAAAACACGTTCGTGCTGCCCAACAAGTCGCAGTGCTTCTTCATGAACTACGCTCAAGACAAAAAGGTCATTGAGGGCGGCGAGTGCGACATGATCTGGTGCGATGAGTTGGTGCCGCTCGACTGGATCGAGACGCTGCGCTACCGCTTGGTCACCCGCAATGGCGTGCTGCTTTTGACGTTTACGCCGGTCACGGGCTACTCGCCGGTGGTGAAGGAATATGTGTCTGGCTCGACGTTCTTAACCGCAAGAAAGGCCGAGCTACTGGCCGACACGATCAACGTGCCAGGTCTGCCCAAGGGCACGATGCCGTACACCGCGAAGTGTCACGGTAAGCGGGGCGCCGTCATCTGGTTTCACTCGGATCTGAATCCGTACTCTGACTGGGCGAGCATGAAGGCCACGCTGGATGGCCGCGGATCCTACGAGCTGAAAATCCGAGCGTATGGCTGGGCCGAGTCGCTGCAGGGTTCGCAGTTCCCAAAATTCGGGCAGCACAACGTCATTGCGCACGACAAGATCCCAACGGCCGGCACCAACTACATGGTCGTCGATCCTGCAGGATCCAGAAACTGGTTTATGCTGTGGATGCGCGTCGACGAGCAGGGCCGGCACTACGTCTACCGCGAGTGGCCAGACATCAACGTGGGCGAGTGGGCGCTCCCAAGCGAGAAGCAGGACGGCAAGATCGGGATCGGTCAGCGTAACGGCGCCGGCCGCGGCATCAACGACTACAAGGAACTGATCAAGGATCTCGAGCAGAAGGAGTCCATGTTCGCCCGCTACATCGATCCACGCGCCGGCGCCACTCAGGCCGCGGGCAAGGAGGGCGGCACCAGCCTGATGGAGCTGCTGGACTCGGATCCTGCGCCCATGTACTTTGAGCCGGCGGCTGGCATCCGCGTCGATGAGGGCGTCGGCCTGATCAACGACTGGCTGGCTTTTAACCAGAACATGCCAATTTCCATTCAGAACGAGCCGAAGCTCTATGTCTCGGATCGCTGTCAGAATCTGATCTACTCTTTGCGTGAGTGGACAGGCACTGACGGTGACAAGGGCGCAACCAAGGATCCAATCGACTGCCTGCGCTACCTGGCAGTCATGGATCCGCAACACCACACAAATCGCAGCTTCGCCGCCGTCGGTGGTGGATCCTATTAAATGAAAGATTATCCCATTTTAATTACTCGCAAGCAGGCCAGTGAACTGACCGGCCTCGACGAGAAGTATTTTGACCGGCTGCGGCATGAGGAGCGACTGCGCACCTATCGCACGCTCGGCGGTCTTCACAGATTTTATCGAGACGAAGTGCTCGAGCATATCGGCGCCAATTTTCCCCAAAAGAAAACTATCAACCCAACACAATCATGAGTTACGATTACAAAACCGACACAGGCAATCCACACACTGACCAACTGGCCATCGCCACCGAGAAGCCGGACGTCAACTATCTGAATTACGAGTTTAAACGCTCGCTCTACACCGGCAACAACGTAAGCCGAGTCGACAGCAACGATGCCGTCCGATTCTGCAAATGGTCAGGCCAGACCGACGACGGCAAGAAGTGGTCGAGCACTCGGCCAGACGGCGAGCAGGTGTTCCCATTCGAGGGCGCCAGCGATGTCCGCATCCGTCTGATCGACTCGACCATTAACGAGATTGTCGCCAATCTGACCACGTCATTCGTGCGCGGCCAGTTGAACATCTCGGGCGTCGATATCAGCGATGGTGGCACCGCCGCCGCTGCCAGCGAGTTGATGACCTGGATCCGTCAGAACAAACTCAAGGTCGAACTCGAGCGCGAGTCCGAGCTGCTCGCTCAGTACACGCAGCAGTACGGCTGGAGCGTGGCCCACGTTGCCTGGGATCAGAAGACCGGCACGCGCATGCAGAAGATCACCATGCAGCAGGTCATGCAGATCTCGGCTCAGGCTGCGGCGCAGAATCCCAACAGCATCATCGCGCAGCTTCCTTCGCTAATCGCGAATCCCGAAGCCGAGCAGCAGGCCGCGGATATCGTCACGACCTTCCTGCCCGATCTCACGATCCGCGATGCGAAGAAGTTTGTGAAGGAACTGCGCGAGACTGGCACCGGCGAGTACGAGGAAGAGTACATCCAAAAGAATCTTCCATCAATCACCGCGCTCAAGCCGTTTGACGAGGTTGCGTTCCCACCCGAGACCATCGATCTGCAACGCGCCCGCGTGATCTTTCGCCGCGAGTACTTCACTGAGGTCGAGCTGAAGGCGATGGAAAAAAATGCCGGCTGGGATGGCGAGTTCTGCCAAAAGGCCGCGGTCACCCAAGGTCGCCAGAGCTGGTACAATAATCCAAATCTCGTAACCACGGCGCTCAACGTCACCGGCACGGTGCGCAACGATCACTTGATCGAGGTCGTCCATGCTTACACCCGCCAACTGAGCGACAATGGTTCGCCGGCTATCTACTACACCGTGTTCTGTCCCGAGCTAGGTCAGGACATGTACGGCAAGCATGAACTGCTCGACTACGCGCACGGTGAGTATCCGTTCATCGAATATCGCCGCGAGCGCCTGCGCCGAGCGATCTGCGACTCCCGCGGCATTCCAGAGCTGTC